TAGCGCACCCCAGCCTCGTGAAGTGCTTAGCTATAAATCTGGACAAGACAACAGCTCCGGATCAGACTATGCTAAAGGTGGCTACCTAAACGGTCCGGGCGACGGCATGAGCGACCACATCCCTGCAACAATTGGGGGTAAGCAACCTGCCAAGTTGTCAGATGGTGAGTTTGTACTGCCCGCAGATATTGTGGCTAGTATTGGAAACGGGTCTAGCAAAGCAGGGTCGCAGAAACTGTACGCAATTATGGATAAGATCCGGCAAGCTAAGTATGGCCGTGCCAAACAGCCGCCTAAGATGAGTGACCAAGGGATTGCAAAGCTCTTTTCAAAATGACTGAGTGGGAGCGTTGTAACAACTGGTTACAAGCCGCGTTAGATGCTGCGGGTAACCTAGCCACGTTGGAGCAAGTAAAAGCCCTAGTCGATGAAGGTAAGGCTAGATTTTGGCCCGGTAAAGAGTGCGCATTTGTTACTGAGATAGTACAATACCCCAACAAACGGGCCCTCAATATTTGGCTGGCTGGTGGAGATTTGCAAGAAATGCTGTCTTTTGAGCCAATGGTGAGGGCCTACGCCAAAGACAAAGGGTGTGACCTTTTAATAATTCAAGGACGCCCCGGTTGGCAAAAAGTATTTAAGAAAACACCAAAGTGGATTGGTTTAGTGGACGAGGTTTAAAATGTCATCAGGCGGATCTTCAGGCTCTTCGACTACAACCGTACCAGATTACGCGTTGCCCTATTCGTCCCAAGCCCTGCAAGCAGCCCAGCAGGTAATGACCACGCCTTACACGGCGTATGGTGGCCCACGGGTTGCCGAAACTGCTCCTTTGTTTCAACAGGGCGCACAATCCATTTCCGGGCTACAGGCAAGCCAATATAGTAGGCCAGCGGCAGATATCTCCTCGGGAATTGCTACGCAATACTCTAACCCCCAAGCTTCGTTTACCGACGCTGGTGTAGCCCAGCGCTTCATGGACCCATACCAGCAGAACGTCACAGATATTAGCAAGCGTGAGCTGCAGCGGGACTACGACAAACAAGCACAGGATTATGCAGCAAAAGCCGCACAGCGCGGGACGTTCGGTGGGTACCGCTCACAATTGGGTGAACAGGAGCTGCTACGCAACCAGCAGCAAGCCCTCTCGGATCTGCAGACCAAGGGTCAGCAAGCTGCCTATCAATCGGGTATGGGCCTGTATAACACAGAACAACAACGCAACCGCGAAGCTGCCACGCTAGGTCTGGGGGCTGCTCAGCAAGCCGCTACCATCGGTAGCCAGAACGTGGCTGAACAGAAAGGGATTGCAGAAGCTCAACAGAAGACGGGGCTGGCTGAAGAAGCTCGACGCCAAGCGCAACTTGATACTGAGTACAGGAACTTCCTTGAGCAGCGCGACTACCCTAAAGAGTTGGTAAACTTCTACAACAGCATCATCCACGGTATGCCGGGGGAGACTAGCTCCTCAAGAACTAATGCAGACCCCCTAAAAACCACTGCCGGTATTGCTGCTACATTGTTCGGCGCGACCGGTAACGGATAAAATATGAACCAAATGCCTCAATCGCCAATCGCTCCGGGCGCACCGGGGCTCACATCTCTTATGCCGGGACAAGCGCCTCAAATGGGTGCTGCTCCTGCTCCGGCCCCCCTTGCTATTAACCCGAACATCAACTACAACCGCGCCATGGAGTTGTTTAAGGACCTGCCAGATGATGCAGTCCAGCGCGCTCTTACGGACCCACAGATGGCGGCTATTGCCGCTTCGGAGCTTTCACGGCGTAATAGGATTCGCAATAGCACTAAGGGTCAAGAGGCTCTGGACGCTGGCAAACCGCCTACTGTCATCTCCCAGCTTTTGGGCGCACAACCCCAAGCTCAGCCACAAGCACCACCGCAGCCACAACAACCCCCACAACAACCCCCACAACAACCCCCACAGGGGATGGACCAAGGGCTTGCTGGTATGCCAGCCCCTAATATGCAGCAGGGGTTTGCTGAGGGTGGAGTGGTAGCTTTTGAGGAGGGTGGTGACCCAGCCGTTGAGCGGTTGCTACAAGGGTCTGAAGAAGGTCTACAGCCAGCAGAGGGGTTAGAAGCCCTGCCAGTAGCTCAAAAGAAAGTTCCCGCTAAACCTACGTCAGAAACCCCAGCTAAACCCCCATCAAATGATCCGATGGACAAAGCGGGAAGGATGTTGCCTGCGCCCCCTAAGACAAGCCTCAAAACTCCAGAAGAAATTATACAAGAAGCGGAAAGATACGCGAAGAACGAAGGTGCCGCTAACGACATTTATAAGCCGTACCTAGAGCGTACGCAGAAAGAACTTAAAGCTGTTGAAGGCGATAGCTCTGACAAAAACATGAAGCGGTCGCTAATGCTGGCTGGCTTGCAGATGCTTGCGTCAGATAAACGTGGGTTGGCTGGTATTGCTGAAGGTGGTGTTAAAGGACTCCAGCAGTACGAGTTGCTACAAGAGAAAGACCAAGCGCGTAAAGAAAAGCTACGAGATGCCGAGCTTAAACTTGTTGAGGCAAAAGACGCCCGTCGCAGGGGCGACATGGATAGATACGCGGTCTTGTTGAAACAGTACGAGAGCAACAGGCTTGAAGCCGACAAATTGGGTAATGATTACCTGAAGATCAAAGCTGCTTTGGCCGGAGAGATAATAGGCCAAGAGTCTCGGGATAGGGCTACTGGTGTACAAGCTGAGTCAAACCGATTGACGGCTGCAGGCCAGCAAATGGACCGCGCTCGCCAGCGCATGCTTGATATACAGGCTAAAGCTGTTGACTACGCTAAAGCGGTAGCTAGTACTCAGATGGAACCAGTTAAAGCGCAAGCAGCTTTTGAAAAAGCCTACGCTGAAAAACTAAGACAACTGCAGAGCGAAGTTATGGTGGACGCTGTTGCCAAACCGCCCGCTAATGCAAAAATTAGAAACTAAAGTACGCGATGTATATCCGCTTACCTGATGACTCGTACTATAAAATCCCAGAGGGTGTAGACCCCACAACTGCACGCCTCATGGCGAAGCAGAAATACCCAGACGCGTTTGCGTCGGAAGCTCCCCCACCCGCACCAGAAGTACCTACAGAACCCCAAGGTAAACTAAAAAGTGGGTTTTTTGGCGCAGCGCAACGGAGCGCTGAGGATTATCTACGTACAACGGGTACGGCTGCTAAAGCTCTTACGGGCGACAAAGACGAAGCCGCTAAAGCAGGGTACGCACAAGCTCAAGAGCAAGCTAAAAAATATGAACCCAACATGGGTCTTGAGCGCATCAAAGAAGGCATTTCTAGTCTAGATGTTGGTGAAACCCTTTACGGGGCTAAAGAGTTAGTAGGAGGAATGGCTGCTCCCTTGGCTGCTGCCGTCGCTGGTGCAAAAGCGGGTGCGGTTGCTGGGTCAAAATTTCCGGGCAGGGCCAAAATTCCCGGCAGTATTGCTGGTGCGATAGGGGGGTTTGCAGCTGGATTTGCTCCTGCTACGGGGTCGTCTTACGAACGGCAAGCGGAAGTTTCTCCTGATGATATAAGCACGGCGAGGGCTCTTGGGTCTGGTGCCGTTTCTTCGGCCTTAGATATCCTTGGTCTTAGGCTGGGCATCCCTACGTTAGTAAGTAAAGTAACCGGACAGCCCGCCAAACAAATCACTAGAGAAGCGCTAGAAAAAACTGCTAAAGAAGGGATACTAACCGCTGGGGCCAAAGGCACGGCTAAAGCCGCCGCAGCTGAATTCGGTACCGGCGCAGCCCAAGAAGCAGTATTGCGGGCTTCTGCTAAACAAGACCTCACTAGTCCCGAAGGTATCAAAGCGATCTTAGAGTCTGGAATTGCTGAAGGTATTGGTGGTGGCTTGTTTGGTGGAGTGGGCGGGGTATATGGCAGGGCGCAAGCACAAAGCCAGATGTATCAGTATGAAGCGCAACAAGATGCGGCACGCCAAGCTGAACGGGACTTGCAGGTACAGCAAGCCCAAGAAGCCATATCTTTAACGCAGCCCGTCAGACCGCCAGAACAAAGAGGACCGGCCCCGGCCTTACCTGCACCACCATCACCTGAACCACCAGCGCCCCCAGCAGCACCATCAGCACCCCCACCGCCTCCCCCCGGTGGACCAACCGCGCCACCAGCACCCCCTGCTGAACCCCCGCCCGGACAGCCCCCTCAGCCAGAACAACCAGCGCAGCCAGCAGCACCAATCGCAGGGTTTACCACTGCTAAAGGTAGCGTATATACCATTGACCCGCAGACGGGTAACACATCGCGTACTAAAAATTCCCCCGGAAAAGGGCAAGGTACAACGTATGGGGCCATGCCGGTTCTGTATGTAAACGAGCAAGATCAAGCTGCCGTACTTGAAGAATACAACGCTGGGATGGGAGACACTTCTATCCGTCTGGGCTACGTCGACCCCACAAACCCACAGCAAATTAAGCAAGCAAATGACCGGCAAGGTATTCCTCCCGGCGCTCAAGCTGTTGTGTATGTGGCATCTAAGAAGACTGGTCAGCCGATTGCGATGTTTAAGGCCGAGCTAGAACCTAAAGTTGGTCTGGCCCCGGTAGAAAAAATCTATAATGATGATGGTACAAGTACCACCCATGTTGGCAACCTCATCACAGAACTTCAAAATGCAGCCCCAACTCCCCAGCAGCCAAATCAGCCTAACAATCCCCCAAGTGGAACTAGCACTGGCGTACCTAGCGGACCCACAGAGGAAGCCCCCACCGCCCCAACTCCCTCTGCTAAACCAAGTTCAGTGGCGGACACTGGCGCACCTGCTGGAGAAACTAATGTGGGAGCGGGACAACAACCCGATCCACTAGACCCAAATTTAGACGAAAGAACACGAAGGCGTAATGGCAGCTTCCTTGAGTTGGGCGCTCGAAAAGCGGGGCTGGCGTTTACCTTACGTGATCGGTCCAAACCTCTTCAGGATTCTATTGATGCTTATCGTAGAGAAGTAGAATATGCAATGGAAGAGCAGGGGGCTAGGGAAGATGTTGGCATAGCCCTAAACGCATTTGATGAAACAGTTAAAGAATTATTAGCACAAGAACCAAAGCCCAAGGGGAAAAAGGAAGATCCTAAAACAAAAACCGCCGCTTTTAAGAATTGGTTTAAGAAAAGTAAAGTCGTAGACGCTGATGGAAGACCTATGGAGGTGTACCACGGCACATACAAACAAGAATTTAGCGACGAAAATCCAGAAGGCGGGGCGTTTACCACCTTTGATTCTTTTATAAATTGGTTTTCAACCGACCCTGATGTATCTGACGTATACGCGGGTTTCACTCACACCAGCATGGTATACCCGGTATACCTGTCTATACAAAAGCCGCTTAAAGTTACTCAAGACGCAAACGTAAGTGTTGGTGCGTCAACCCTAAAACTTTTATCTAAATTGGGGTTGAAACCCGAAGAGTTTGATTTTGGGTATGGGGTGGGTGAACTAGATCAGGTGCCTGTCTGGAGACTTATAAACAACCGCCTCTTCTTGCAAACTGCTGCAGAAAAGGGGTATGACGGTATTGAGATGAACGAGCGAGGGTACAAAACCTTTGCCGCTTTCAGTCCTACACAAATTAAATCGCCATATAACAAAGGCACATACAAGCAAGACAGCGAAATTTTTACCGAACAAGTAAGTAAACCACAAGAAGATATAATCGTAAATAGCAATGGGGCGTTCTTAAAACCTAAAAACCCTAGAGATTTTCCCGAAGCTTCTGCGGGATTTAGAACGCTTACCGAAGCCGATGATGCCTATGATGACGTGGGTGGGGCGGTCTTTATTACGGGTATGGATGTCAACCCTAAAGAACGTGGAAAAGGTACTGGGAGTAGGCTGCTTAACAAAATCATTGAGTGGGCCGACAAGAACAACAAACGACTAGCTCTATCTCCAGCGGCGAGCGGTGGCCTCAGCCAAAAACAATTAGTAGAGTGGTACAAACGCAATGGGTTTAGGGAAGTTGGTGACTACTTAGTACGAGAGCCAGAAAGCCGATCAGACCAAGCGTACGATTGGAAAGCATACGGAGACCCAGATCCAAAAGAATCTGCCGAAATTGAAGCTGCTCTTACTGGGACAACAGCAATCGGTGCCGCGCGCTGGCTATCTAAAAACGCTCCTACGGCTGCTGATAGAGAAATAGCTAAAAGTATTGTAAATATGCTAACCCGACTGCAAAATTCGGGCATTACGTTTAGTTTTAACATCGCGCACAAGGGGGACATAACCCCAATTCAGTTGCATGGTGCTAGGGGTCTAACAAAAACTAAAAAAGATAGCGTTGAAGTATGGCTCAATGGGGCTGATCTTAAAGGTAAAGTTGGAGTTTCTTATGAAACCGCTTTGCATGAATTGCTACACGCGGCTACCGTCGGAACTATCCACGTAGGAGAAAGGTCCCCACCCGGATCACATTTTAACAGTGTCTATAAAGACTTAGTAAAAATACACAACGCTATAATTGCGCATTGGAATCAAAGATATGTGGCTATACAAAAAGGTGCCGCACCAAAATTTGAGTTTGAAACTATTTTAAAAAGCGGTTTAACTAACGCTTTTGCTAATGAACGAGAGACAGTTACTTGGGGTATGACTAACCCAGAAGCTAGGGATTATCTAGAGTCTATACCCTACATGGGTGGGTCTGTCTGGAGTAAATTTGTTGGTACAATTCGTACTATGTTGGGGTTGCCAGTCAAAGCCAACACTGCGCTTTCGGAGTTGTTGCGAGTCACGGACGTACTTTTGCAAACTTCTGCGGCTGATTTAATCAACGAGTCCCAAAAAGCAGGTCTGACGATCACTGGGTATGACCTACAAAAAAACCCCTTTGCTGTAGAAGATGAAATTATTTCTGAACAGAGAAGTCGGCCCACAGCAGCCAACCCACAAGAAGCAACTAGGCAAGCTGTAGAAGATCCCATCAGGTTTATGCGAAAGGCCGCGCAGGGTAGCCCGACGCTGGTCAACGCTGGGGAGATAGTTCGTAAAGGGGCTTTATCTCTGCGGCCTATGTGGGATATTGCAAAAGAGGCTGCGGATATGGGCTTCAGGCAGATCAAAACGGTAGAGGAACAACTGCGCCGTGCTGGTGCTAGGAAAGAGATGCTTGACCGTCGCAACGACGCGTTTATTGAGCATATGAGTAAGTTCGCTAAGGAGAACCCTGCAGCCTATACACGGATGGCTGAGTTCATGAATGCCGCATCAAGGCAACGTATGGATGTACGTGGCAGCGACACCCCACCGACTGAATACAGCCCGGAAGATAAAGCGATCTATAGAACGCTCCGGAGGGAATGGGTAGCCCTAGACCCAGCTGCTAAAACTATGTCCAACACGTTCATTGATCAGTACAAACGGTTCCGCAACGAGTACTTTACCGCACTAAAACAGTCCATCCGGGACCAGTACGCAGGAGACGACACGCGCATCGACGCGATGATTGCTAAGCTGGAGCGTACCTACGATTCTTACAACCCATACTACATCCCATTCGTCCGGGTAGGGGAGTACTGGGTTAACTACACCGATCCAACCAACGGCGAAAAGACATCTGAAGCCTACGAAACTCTTTCAGAACAAGCGCGTAGGGTTGTTGAGCTAAAGAACCGTGGGATTGACACTACTGCTTTCAAACAAGTTGACTTCAAGAAGTACAGCTACAAGAGCGGGCCTGTCAATCAATTCTTTGAGGAAGTCAAGAAAGACATCATGCGTGCGCTGCCAACGTACTCAGACATGACGGCTGAGGAACGCGCAAATACCGTTGAGATGCGGGAAGACTTGCTTGAACGCCTGTACCAGTCGTCGCTGCTACTGCACCCAGAGTCGTCGCTTCTTCGGCAGTTTGAGATGCAGCGTAAGGGAATCCTTGGGTTTATTGAAGACCCGCTGCGTGCCTTCTCCATAAAATCGCAGAGCTATGCGTCCCAAATTGCTCAGATTGCCCACAAGGGTAAGATCGAGCGGGCTCTGCATGATGCTAGGGAACAGAACAAAAAGAATCCCGACCCTGCTATGAGCACGATCATCACGCACGTAGCAGACATGATCTACGCAAAAGATACTACCGACGCTGATGCTACTTTCAACAAGGCGGCTAACAACATAAACAGGCTCGGGTTTGTGTGGTACATGGGCTTTAGCCCCGCTTCTGCTGCAGCTAACTTGCTACAAACTCCCATGGTGGGCTACCCCGTTCTTGCGGGTAGGTTCAGGAACCCAGCCAAATCACTATCTGTTCTTACTAACGCGTTTTTGGAAGTGGTTGGTAGTGGCGCAGATGCTAAAACTTTTGGAGAACGGTTCGTTGCCGCCGCTGAAGCGAAGATAGCCCAAGGTAGGGACGTCAACTCCCTGCCAGAGATGGAGCGGTTGTTCTACGAGCTTGACCGTGCGGGTGTTATGAACGCTGGCTCTCCGATGCACGATCTAGATATTGTGTCTAAGTACGGGGCGATGGGTGGCTCTATGGTTGAAAAGGGACTGCATGCCGCTACGAAGATGGCTGGCGTTATGTTCCAACGAGCCGAAGCAATCAACAGGGAAGCCACCGCCCTAGCCGCTTTCCGACTAGCAAAAGCCCGTATGGGTCGTGAAGGTGCGCTAAACAACGCGCAGTTTAAGAACGCGGTCCGAATCGCTAGTGAAGTTGTTACAGAGGCGCACGGTGACTACCAGCATGGGCTGGCTCCCAAAGTATTTTTAGATCCGAAAATCCGTACGCTCTTAATGTTTAAGAAGTTCCCAGCCCATATGGCTGCGGTGTACATGCGTTTGTTCCGTGAGATGTTTGATAAGGCCGACCCAGAGGTACGCAAGACTGCTCGTATCCAGTTTACCGGCATGATGGGTATGTCAGCGATTTTCTCAGGCGTGATGGGGATGCCGTTCTACTACATCGTGCGGGACCTGTGCAACGTGCTGCTGGGTGACGATGACGATCCGTACGACTTTGACTACGAGATGTACATCTACTTGTACGAGAACCTTGGTGGGGACTGGGCTAATCGAATCACGCGTGGATGGATCGGTGACTTCGGTGCTGATATTGGTACCCGCGTCTCGTACGAAAGTTCTCCCTTGTTGGGAGGATCTAAACAACTTCCGTTTATTGGTGGCATTTTAGGTCTACGGGACCCGAAGAACAACCCGTCTGCCGAAGCTACGATGAAGGACTTTATTGTGGAAGCTATTGGCCCTCTGGCCGGTATGCCCCTGCAAGTGGCTCGCGGTATTGACAAACTTCAGCAGGGTGATATCCGACGGTTCCTAGAAGGTATTACCCCACTAGCTGGCGTGAGGAATGTGCTTAAGGCCATGCGCATGAACGAGGAAGGTGCGTTGACCTCTCGTGGTGATCCCATCATATCGGACCTGACAGAGGCTGAAATCGCAATGCAAGCCTTGGGGCTAACCCCACAGCGGCTGTCAAGTCAATATCGCCTCAACGCACAGAAGAAGGATATTCAAGCCAAGGTTGAAGAACGGAAGCAGTCGCTCATCAATCAGTACTTTAGCGCAACGCTTCGCGGTGACACTAAGAGAGCAGAAGAGCTGATTAAAGATATGCACGAGTTTAATTTGGCTAATCCTTATAAAGGGGTTGCTATCACAGGGGAGACGCTACGCGCCTCTGCCAAAACACGTGCTAAACAACGCGCCCAGAGTCAGGGTGGTGTCTACATTCCAAAACAGTTCAAGCCCATGTTCTCTGACGCTCCGATCTTCGCTGAACCTGAAGAAGAGTAAAAAAAACCCCGATGGCGTGGCCTATCGGGGCAACCCTTTCGCAAAGGGAGAGGAGGAGACACAGAGCAAAATCCTAGAACGCATTATGCGGGAGGGTTTTCCGGGATGTCAAGCCCTGCCACCACAGCGTCTATCTCTAGTACATCAATAGCTGGCGTGGGCATATGTGTGCCCTTACTTAGCCGCTTCTTAGTTGACTGCAGCAACACCTTCTCTTGTGCGAGGCTGGCCGTAAAATCTTTATAAGATATCTGCTGCCTAGTGCAGTACTCCCGTATAGCCTTTGTAGACACGTATATACGTTTAGTGTCAGGCTCAATCCTAACTAGCAACGGTCCTTTAGGCTCACGAATAGGTGCTTCTGGTAGGCCGCTGGAAAACTTGTTGACGTCGTTGATGATGAGGACGTTGTTGTGTAGCTCGTTCAAAAAGTTGCCCAGCACATTGGTAGAGTTCTTGTTTGGCTCGACTACGTTATGCTTGTGATCGTGAAGGTTCTGCACGGCGAAGTCGTATATGTTTCGCATATTAAACTCAATCAGCCCAAGCTCTCTAGCTATATTCCCGCCCGCTAAAATAGAAGCAGTACCGGCAGACCAGAACCGCTCCCGTCCTGTGAAACTAAGCTCTTTATCTACCTTGCGTTGCCATTTTATCTGTTCCGCTACCGCCTTATCCCTATTAGCAACAACCCACTGCATGTAAATAGGGCCAGCATGCCCATAGTTAAATAACAAGTTTTTAAAAATCACGTCTGCTTCTACCTTGGGCAGGTTGTGGGAAGGTAAGATCATGTACTCAAGTAATCGTAGGGACTCCCCGTCAGGCGATTCTTTAAGTTGCCGCAACTTATCAAACAGGGGGTGGTTAGAAGTTCCCAAACATATCATTGACCACTTGGTATTGTTGATCCGCTCGGCGTTGGTTTGGCTCTGCATCCTGTTTTTACCTCGCCCGTGCGACAGGTTGTAGAGCATGTCGGACACTTGCTGGGGCAGCATATTGGTCAACTCATCCATGGTGCCGCATATATTACCTAGTACCCCAAGGCGGTGTATGCGAGCGTTAACCGTGTCCTTCTCTATTGTAAGAAGATCCTGGGGGTGCCCAAATAAAGAGTTAGCCGCCTGAAGAATCGTGGTTTTACCCGTACCCCCCTTGGGATTGTACAAGTTAATTAACAACCCGTGATGTCCTGTAAACGTGTACAGAGGACTGCCAAACCCAGACAGGAAAGCAAAAGCATGGGGCTCTAACCCCGGTCTGGTCCACGTGTTGATGATCTCTTTCCACTTCTCCAAAGTCCCCACTGGGCGAAATAAATGCACCAAATCCCTAGTCTGTACAGAGGGCGGGCTGTACCGCATACCCGTAGCGGTGATCTCCAAATCCCCCACTAAAAATGACTCAAAGTTTTCTGACCACCCAAACCTTGTGTGCGCGTGTAAAGCCTTTACGTTCATCTGCAAGTCTTTGAGCACCCGAGTAAGGTAGGCCATGATGCCGTCCATCTGTTTGTTGGAAGCAAACACACCGTTAGATGCAAGCAGATCTCTACATTTATCTTTGGCAAACAGGTCACCCACCGGGGTCGTGAGTTGGCGCAAGCCATCCCTAGGGAGATGAATGTTCATCCAAGCAAGCTCACCCATCCCCGGTTCGTATAGCCGCTGGTTTATGAATAGGTCGTGCTCGTATATGCAAACGTCCTTATCCTCGTCTTGTCCTTTCTCTTTATAGATACCGCCATTCTTGCCTCGAAAGTAAGGCCACGGTAGCTGAGGTACCTTGTAGCTGACCTCTTGCCCAATTTCGTTAAACGCCGCCACTTCAGTGCCAGCCTCAGCCTTCTCGATGACTATACCGAGCTGAATAGGGCTAGTGATCTTATCTTTGTGGGGGCAGTTCTGGCATATGCCGGGGGAGATTGTCTCAAACGTGGCGCAGGTGTATGGGCCCTTGGTCTTCTCAGCCTTAGCTAAAGTCTCACCCTCGTCATACGCTGGGTGATCCATCGACATCTTGTGGATGGCGGTCTTTCCATCATCGCAGGACCACGCAACAGACAGCCCTGCTCTCCATAAAGGTTCAGGGACGTTGACCTGATCCTCAACAATCTGCTTAATATGCTCGCAACCCTCGCCCTTAAAACTGCGCTTAACTATGATGGAGAACTTAGTCTCCCGGTTATTAAGCAGGGCTTTAGTGGTCTCGTCCAATTCCCGCCGGGGGCCTAGGTTCAGCTTGCTAGGTGGGGTGTTTTTTACCCCTTTATCCCGAATCCCAGCCACCTCGATGACGTTTAACGGGCGTGTCGCCTGAGCAATGATGGCAACAGTGTTGTGCGTATTTAGGTTAGTAGTCCCCGGTACTCGGAGGATACGTGCCGCATCTGCCGTACATTCTGTACCTACCTCAAGCCCAAACTCTTTGCATAGCTCGTTTAACCCATGTGCGATGGGTAGCCATACTGACCGCTCAATCTCAGTCTCTAGCGGCCAATAGACATGCAAGCCCCCGCCTGAGTCCACCACCCAAGGGTCTGGTAGCCCAGCATCTATAACAAATTTTCGTAGAGCTACCGCAGCCTCTGAACGGTCCGCGTATATAGAATCTTTATGGGATGGGGTCTCCCTAGTATCTATATCAACCCATATGGCTTTCAGATACGATACGTTCTCAGCCTTGCGGCCATCTTCCTTAGTAGAAAAAGAAGCTAGAGCGTAGTAAACATTTAGCCGCTTGGAGTGAAACTCTACCGCTTTGTGCTCTAAGTCAGATAGAGAGTCAGCGAAGTTGTGCAGTACCAGACTAGGTTTTTTAATACCTACAGTGCAATAGAACCCGTGCCCTTCGCTGGGCAGTATCGCGTTGAATAAAGACTGCATATCACCACTCGATAGAGTGGAAATTATCTACCAAGTCTTGTATTTTGGGGCGGTGGGAGTTCTTATTGGGCGACGTTTTTCCTGAAAACCATTGATAAACAGTCATGCGTGAGACTTCCAGTTTAGCGGCAACCTTAACCGCTGGAATGTCCTTATCAATACATAGCAAGCCAAGTCGCACACCAATTTTTTGGCGGTCAGCATTCCTGACTTGATCTACAAACTTTACGCTGTAGCCAAGCATATTAGTTCCTTAAGGAGGACACGGCATGCCGTGCCCCCCAATTGCGTTTACTCTTGATCGTCCCAACGACTCATGACATCATCAGGAGTTTTGGACTTAGGAGTCTCAACTTTGTTTACCTGCCGCTTCAGGGGCTTTAGTGGAGCCGCCGCTACCACCGCATCCTCATCTTCGGGCTCTTCCGCTTTGACTTCCAACTTCGGTGCGGCCTTTGGCTTGGTTGCACCATCCATCTCTGCGGGAGTAAACGCAATCGCGTTCCTAGCATCTTGAGTATCGCCCTTAATTTGTACAAGGTCAAACTCGTCTTCTTCAAGGGCGCGAACCGCTTTGAAATGCAACTTGGGAGTAGAGACGTCCGTATCGAAGCGCATCTCCGTAACCACAGCGGTAATAGGAACACCGTGCCCAGCTAGGAACCGCGTGTATGCCTCAAGGGGCATCTTGCCGCCCTCGGGCTTACCAAACAAAGAAGTCGCGGGGACTTCAAGCTGATAAACGTCTCCAGTCAAATCATTGCCAAGCAAGACCGCGAGACGGTGCGAGAACCGGCAAGCACGTGAGGTGTTGTTCCCACTGCCAGCGATATTCTGCGGACAGCCAGCGCATGAAGAGTGCTGAGGATTCTCAACCTTGGCATCGGGTTTAATGCCGTCGTTGCTAAAACAAGACGGGAGGACCTTCTCGCCTTCCTCGTAAACACCTTCGTAGAACTTACGGCCATGGCTAGGTGCCGCCGCCGCAACAACAATCTGCATCGAACGGTCATCACTCTTGGCAATCTCCTGACCGCCAACAATCATACGAAACACCGACCCACGGATAGAAACCCGCTTAGCCTGTGAGCCTCCCATCAACGCCTTAGTTGTGGCGTCCAGTTCCTTCGTCTTCAGGTATGAAGGAAGGTTTCCTTTGAATAGAGCAAGTTCGCTCATTTAGCTCTCCTAACGATTACATCGTAACGTGAATCAACATTGAGACCGATTGGAAGTTTTTCCGGATTATCTTTGAGATACTCCTTCATGTTCCCTTGATGGATGCGCTGTTCCAAAAGGCCCAACTCACCCGTATCTGCGATCAGGTTGTACATAGCTTCCCAGTCCGAAGTCCAGTAGCGAGTCTTAACCGTACGCATCACCGTGCCGCCACTGGTCTTAAGCGTGTCGGCATTGGTCTGTTTGCAGATCTCAAGAAGCTGGCTGGCTATGGTGTCCAGATCTGCTTTAAGCTCTGCGTCCTTCTTGTCAAAGTCGTTCTTTAGCTCTACTCGGGCGTCGCGTATCTTGACGTACACCCTCGCCAACTTGTCTGCGGTCATGTTTTCCTCCTGAGTGAGTTGACACTGTACACCGCTTATTTGGCGGTGTCAAGTACTTCTTCACGGTAGAGGTCAATTATTTTTCCATGGACGTCTTGGCGCTCCCTCAGCATCTTGTAGATCTTGCGTTCTACCGAGCTTCCAACGATGTGAAACACCGTAACTGCGTTCTTCTGCCCCGCCCTATGCACCCTAGCGTTGGCTTGCAGATACGTTTCGAGACTGGTAGTAGGGCCATACCATACCACGGTGTCAGCAGCTGTGAGGGTCACCCCATGTGCCGCCGCTTGAGGCTGAATGATGAGGACACGGGGATCTGCCTCGGTTTGGAATATCTTAAAGATATCAGTCCTCCCCTTTACGGACACATCGCCCGATATGATCTCTGATGTAACCCCTTCTTTATCAAGGTGTTCTTTGATCATGTGTATCGCGTGACGGAACGGGGCGAAGACTAGAACCTTGTTGCTACTCTCACTAATAATTTCAGAAAGCACGTTCAGCCTAGAGGATGCGTCCAACGGAATGACTTCCTTGTTGTCGGAATACACCACCCCACACGCCATCTGCAGGAGTTTGTTCATAAGGACTGCGGCGTTTACGGCGCTAATCTCCTCATCTTCTGCCATGATTAGCTGGTCAGACATCATGCGTTTGTAGTACACATTCTGACTCTTGGTCATCTGCACATCGCGGTCGATGTAGGTCATCTCCGGCAGGTCTAGGCAGTCTGCTTTGATAAACCGGATCGCTGGTTGTAGTGCCTTGTGTACGATCTCTTTGGCATTATCTTTGGGAGCCCAGCGGTACTGCGTAAGCCGGTACATAACCGCGTCTTTGAAGCTACCCACGTGCTTAGGAACACCCGTAGGGTTGACCAGCTTTGCTAAACCAAACGCATCTACAGGGGACTGAGCGGCTGGAGTTCCGGTTAGCATCCACAGCCATTTGTCAGAAGTAACAATTCTGTTAAGTGCCTTCCATCGTTTCGTCGTTGGTGTCTTGTAAGCGGACGCCTCGTCTACAACAATAAGATCAAAACAATTTTCAGAGATTTGCTTTTCTACGATCTCAACACCATCGTAGTTAATGATGACGAACTCAGCGCCATCTTGTATAACTTTTTTACGCTTCTCCATACTACCGTAGGCGATATCAACCGTGCGGTGCATGGCGAATTTAAATAGATCTGCTTGCCAAGCGGACTGCATGATGGACAAGGGGCAGATAACCAACACCCTACGCACGTACCCTAAACGCATGAGGTAGTCAGCCGCCCATATCACGCTGGCTGTCTTCCCAGTACCCTGCTCGTTGAAACAGAACGCCTTGCGGTGCAGGGTTAGGAACCCCGACGTCTCTTTCTGGTGGGCAAACGGCTTGTGCATGCCCGTCCACTTGTAATCCTTGTGGATCGGACTGGGTACATTCTTAATCTTCAGCGCCTTGAGTGCTTGCGCTTCTGCTAGGTTCCACGGGATAACAACTTGGGTGGAGTCCCCTACCTTGCCTACAACTTTTCCTGATTTTATTACCGCGAGTACTCTGTCTGGTTGCCCTAAATTCAAGAGCAACTTGTTTCCTTCTATGATTTCCATTATGTGTTTTTCTTTACCGAACGGTCTGAGTTGCGTGTAAACGACCTGTTGTCACTAGGACTGGTAAGTCGCAGGTTGCTGGGCGCATTGCTACCGCCCTTCGATAGGGGGATCACATGGTCAATATCCTTGCCCTTCCTGTTGATACCCTCTGCGTCCATCTTCCTCCTAGCGCGAGCCCGCGTGGCTCTAGCTTTCTTCTCATCCCGCTTCTGCTCCATCTCCCACTCATGCTTATATGGGCGTGGAGTTTTAGAGTACACCATCAATTTCTCCCGTTGTGTGCGCACGACAAAACAGCACAGTACTTGTTGCAAGTGAAGTTAGGTTTAGGGTTCCAGACGTTGTTCTCGTACGCCGCTTGTAGTGGGGCGTAACTATCTTGTGCGGATTGCATCAGCGCGGCGGCAGACACTTCACGGTTGTAAGATTTCTTTACAAGCTCACCTGCTACTACGAAGAGCAGGGCCGCCTTGATGTTTTGTACTTCTGGGAAGTATGTGAACGCGGCAAGGGCAAGGAGATCCAGCTGGGCAGTATCCGCATACCTAGCGCTTTTCCCTGTCTTGTAATCGAGGATACGGCAGGTGTCGCCGTTGAGAATAATCAAGTCCGCTATGCCACGCCACCACGCTTCGGGCGCATCAAAATCACAGCGTGAGCCGTCCGGTTTTATAGCCATCTTATATTCGGCCAGCTTAATTCCGGGGTAGGCTTTGATTCGCTCCATGTACCCTTCCATGTACTTATACTCTGGAGGAATGGGCTTGCCTTCGGCTATGTGGTCTTCGGCGGCTTTGTGTACCGCGCTACCATAGAGCAGAGCTTCGGTCTCTTGCTCTGTAAAGTCTTTTAGAATTTTTAGGTGGTGATACTTTTTGGGGCACTGCTTAAATAGTGAGATGCCGCTGTAAGACCACGTTATATGTTTCATATTTGGGGGGTGTAAAGCAACGCCCTACACCCCAGCCTCATCAGTTGTCGGTCTGTTCGTCAGCTTCGACTTCTTCTTCAGCTTCTTCAGCTTCTTCAGCTTCTTCAGCCTCTTCAGCTTCTTCAGCCTCTTCAGCCTCTTCAGCGACTGCGCGATGGATATAAACGCTCACGATTTCAGAGGCTTCTTCGCCTTCGTCCTCGTCAAACTCTACTTCTTCGATCTGGTTCAGAGAGTTGATCGCTGGCTGGAAAACAGACATATCAACATCATTCACGTCTGCTTCAAAGGTAATCGTTACTTTCATGGGTTACTCCAAAAATAAAAATGCCGGTTGATCCGGTGTAAATATATTACGTCAGTATTATGACAGTTAACTTTCCGCGTACGTCGGTCCACACCCTATCTCGCAGTCTACGGGCAACCCCTCAGCCCACTTGGGAACCCAGCGCATACACTCCTGCACATAGGCTTCAGCTTCTTCGGATTCACTCGCAGGTACAACTATAGACACTGCATCGTGAACTGTCAAGATTGGACGGTACTTTTTAGAGATTCTGACCATCTGCGACCCCACAACAATGCGAGCCAGCGCTTGGACAATGTTCTCTACCAGCTTGCCCCCGTAGATCTTTACCTCTAGCTCCCGCACAGTGCTATACATGTAGGAGTCCCCGCCGTGTCGCAGGTTCATGTACTCCAGACGCATGGTGTTAGGTAGGATGAGTGAGTCGTTAGCCACCTCGATCAGGTTGTTCCGACCCAAGACACCACCCGTATGCCCTGCCATCCACTCGATAGCGTCGTTAGCTTTGCGCCAGAATTTCGTTATGTTCTTGTTGGAGTCTCTGTAAACTTTAATGATCCGCTCTGCTTCTTTCAGGTC